CTGGGTTTTAAAGCAAATGGTGGTCCCGTTTCTGCGGGTGGTGCTTTTGTTGTTGGAGAAAAAGGACCAGAAATTTTGCAAATGGGGTCACGAGGTGGCAACATAGTACCTAATAACAAGCTTGGAGGAGTTGTGAATAATATAAATATTTCTGTTGATGCTACTGGTTCATCTGTTGCAGCAAATGAACCTTCAGCCTCTCAATTAGGGGCTGCCATTGGTGCTGCTGTACAGGCTGAAATTGTAAAACAAAAAAGACCCGGAGGATTATTAACAAGGTAAATGGCAACTTTTCCAAACATCACACCTACTTACGGGATGAGAAAAACGAGTTCTCCCAGAATAAGGACTACAACATTAGGAGATGGATATGAGTTTAGAGCTTTGTTTGGCTTGCCTTTAACTCAAGATCCAAAGGTTTATGAACTTACTTTTAATGTATCAGAAACAGAGTCAGATATTATTGAGGGATTTTTAAGAAGCCGTGTCAATGACCAAGCAAGCTTTACATTTACCCCACCAGCAGAAGGTTTTACAAAAACTGGAACTTATGCACAATCAGGAACAACTGTCATAACAATTACAATTGCAAATCATGGAATCGCTATAGGCGATGTTTTAACCATTGACTTTACGTCTGGAGCTGGATCTGATGGGTCTTATGCAGTGGCCTCAGTAGCAGATGTAAATACATTCACTGTAATTTCAAGTAGTGCGATATCTACAAGTGGAAATCTATCTGTTACATTATCTGGTGCTGGTAAATATGTTTGTCAGTCATGGACAAAAACAATACCATACAACAACAGAGCAATTTTGAATTGCACTTTTAGAGAAGTATTTGAACCATAAATGGCAATCCCAACTGAAGAACTCCAAGCATTAACAAATAAATCAATAATTGAATTATTTTCTTTAACTCTTGTTTCAGCATTACATGGTTCAGCAAGTGTAACTAGATTTCACTCTGGTGTTGGTTTAAATAGTAATGCTTCTATTATTTGGCAAAGTAATACTTATGATAAATTTCCAGTCGATGCCACAGGATTTGAATACTCTGGTCGTGGTGCTTTACCTCGTCCAACTTTAACTGTTTCTAATGTACTTGGAACAATGACAGCTTTAATGGCTACTGTAAATGCAACAACACCTTTTAATGATCTTCAAGGGGCAAAAGTAATTAGACATAGAACTATGGCTCAATTCTTAGATGCTAGTAATTTTCCTAATAATAAAAACCCTTACGGAACACCAGATAGCACAGCAGAACTACCACAAGAAATTTATTATATTAATAGAAAAACGATTGAAAACAGAGATATTGTACAATTTGAACTTGTTTCAGTTTTTGACTTACAAGAAGTTCGAGCACCAAAACGTCAAGTTACTCAAGCAAATTTTCCGGGTGTCGGAGGTTTTTTAAACTCATGACTTGGAAAATTGAGGCTGCAAATCATGCAAAAGAATGTTTTCCTAATGAAAGTTGTGGTTTATTAGCAATCATAAAAGGTGAAAAAACTTATTGGCCTTGTAAAAATTTGGCTGAAGAAAGTCATGAATATTTTATTATTGATCCTGACGATTGGGCAGATTGTGAGGACACAGGAGAAATAGTAGGAATTGTTCATTCTCACCCTACTGGCCCTATATTACCTTCTGATAATGACAAAGCTAGTTGTGAGCATCTTGGCTTACCATGGCACATTTATAGCGTTTACATGGATGATTGGCACAGTTTTGAGCCATCTGGCTGGAAACCACCTTCACTTATTGCAAGAAGTTTCATCTGGGGTGTGCATGACTGTTGGAGTATAATTTCTGATTGGTATTTAGAAACAAAAAATATTAAGCTTAAAGAGTGGAAAAGACCAAAAACACTTAAAGAATTTTCAAAAAATCCATTATTCGAGAAAGGATTACCAATTACAGGATTTAAAAAACAGCCAACACTTGATGATATAAAATTTGGTGATGTTTTACTTTTTAAAACAGTAACAGGGAATTTAGATCATGTCGCTGTTTATATTGGTGATAATATGATATTAAATCATAATGTAAGAAGATTAAGTTGCCGAGAACCTTTC